GTGTTGTTTCACAATTAGTATATTTGTTTCGTACAAATATGCATAGAGAAAACACCAAGTGTTGAAAACTCTAGGCATTAACAAAAACGATGTCTTTTGAGGAAAAGAACAACAAAACCGCCCAACTTTTATCTCGAAGTGGGCCAAAAAACGGCTAAGTGCTGTCTAGTCAAGTGGATTCATCCGCACAGTAGCAGACACAAGAGTTGTGGCTGTAATCTGTAGGTTTACAACTTGACCACGCAACGCTGTGATTTCAAGCAAAAACGTCGCCTTAGTATTGCCGGCCTCCGTAACTCTACTACGTAATACAACAGTTGCACTCGACCCAGCAGAAGCAAATCCTACGGTGTCGATCCCTGTTCCTGTACAGTAGTAGTTCAAGTTTCCGGACCAGTCCTGGTTAAACGTTATTGTATCGCTAGTAAACACCACGTCAAGCAACCCCGTCTGATTGGTTTTAGTTCCAAACAGATGGGTTGCATCAAGAGTAGTAGCGCCGCTATAAATCGCAGACTGTATATTGGACTGTGTCTGAGGCTCACTTAGAGTAACAGTGTACTCTACAAAGAGTTCCCCCACCACAGTTGCCGCACCGAAACCACTAGTGCACAAGAAGAGATTCGCAAGATCGTAGGTCTTCAAGTCAGCAGTGGCCGGTGCAGCGCCCATTCTTGTAAACAGTACTCCGCGATTACGAAGTATAGCATCGTCAGACTTCAACACACAATTGTCCCAAGCTGCCGCCTGAGCACAATGGTGATATGTGTAGACCTTTTGCTTAGTCGTAGGCGCATCATCCAATGCGTCATAATCGAACGCCAGAATAACAGAGCCTGCTGTCGTTGTAGCACAGCGTGGTTCATACAAGAACCTAAGCTTAGTAAAATGGTAACGTTCGTATCTAGACGCCAGGTCGGCAAGCCAAGTAAAACAGATATCTCGTCCGGGGTTAACAGGGAACGGAACAGTTGTGAAATCCACAGATCCCGTAACATCCTGAATGTACTCACGATGACTAACTGTAATAGCTCTGCCGCCCAGGTTGCCAGTAACCTTAGGTCCGCGTACCGTGTATCCGCGCAAAGTGCGCGCCACAGGTGCGTTCATATAAGGTTGCCTAGCAACAGTGGTGGTTTTCTTACTCTTTGGTCGCTGACGACCAGCACTCGTTTGCTTCTTAGACTTATTTTGTTTGCGACTAATCATTTAAACTTATTTTATACGCGCCACGGCGCGATAACGTGCCGTGGCACGAAGTTAATGATTCCTGACTCTCACGCGTATCTGGAATTCAGTAAAAAATGGACTCAAAACCAAAATACGCGATCTCTAGTACAGACGGCTGCATGGCTGACAACAGTCCACGCACAGCCGGATCGATCAAACTCAAAGTCCCGCGGCGGGCCGCATCGGTCACAAACTCCATAGTCGCCCTCTTAATTAGGTTGTATGTAAGTTCATCACCGAAGGTAAGCTGGCAAAGTGATGAATATTTTGCCAGCTCCATTAGATCGTTATTGTTCTTCTTACGCAGTGCGAAAATAGCTTTCGCACGTGAACTACGTATGGCATAACATCTAACCAGCCGTCCGCGAACAGTTCGCTTATGGAACTCAACACCAACGAACGGGAGATCATAAGGATCACTCGGTTCGAGACTGTTGAATTCCAGGTACATACCCAGCGAAGCATAGGTCTCCGACAATAGACGAGGAGTGAAATTATTAGTTCTATCACTCCAAATCAAGTCGTCGCCACAACACTTAAAGAAGACATTGGTCAACAATTCTTCTAGTGTCAATCCTGCACGAAATGCATGAATAGCAAAGGCAACACAATGTCCCAGTGAATTATCAACTGACGTATTGTAGTGGCCGCTAGGTTGTCCCACTATGTTGAGAAGATTTCCTCCAACATTGGTATAACCATTATACATTTGTGAGTAGTAGCGATTAACGCGCTTGGGATCGGAAAACTTCGAACGCCACTGCGCGATAAGAGCCGCAACCGATAACGAAAAATGAGCATCCCATTGAGAACCATCAGCACCGTAACACGACCCATGGAAAGATTCCAACCTTGCAAAGGCAAGAGGGATATCAGTTCCAGGGGTAACGTATTGACAGTGAACTGGCGCGTGATGATACTGCGCCATTAAATAAATATTCTGATGGTAAAAGAGTTCAGCGCCTTCAACGAAGCTGGAAACATCCTGAGGTCTGAATAATCGCGCGTCTTTACCGACGGGCCGTATCTCAGACTTGAGGGTAGCACCTATGACGGAGGTATAATTTTGGTAGTAACTCCGAATCTGGTCTAAACCAAACTTCTCCAGCGCCTCTCCTTTAGTAGGGGCCCCCATAGCGTACCAGGGATAACCTGATGCTTTATCACTATGTAGGGGATCAAAACACACAGCCTTGATTTCATCAGGGTCTGATATGATCTGACTGTTCATTTCCATTAACGGATACAACGAATCAAGAAAAGCTAAAGCAAAAGAAGCCTCTTCGTTCGTCATATTATATTGCGGATGTAAGAACTTGCCCAACCCATTCCACAACGACACCTCATCCAACGGAGCTGGTGCAAAACCACCATGCCCCACACCTGGAGGATATTTAGACGTTGGGAGCCGACGACAACCGACTCGTGCAATTACTGGTAACTGCCACGGCGGGTTGTACATTGTTGGCAAAGGTAGGTCCAAGTCCGGAAGGTTGAGAGCCGGTCGCTGCAACGGAATTAACACGTTGCTTTCCCGGCTGCTCACGAAAAAATTGTAGTGTGGAATTAGTCCACGCGATAAAACCGCGATCGCGATTATGTATACCTACAATTTTTCCGTCAGAAGAAACAACTGGTGTTCCACATGTGCCTGGTTGTGACGAGAGGTTGTAGTAACCTTCATTTCCTGTCACAGCATCTACAGCACCACATGAAGACTTACCGAACACGCAATCATAAATGCCAACACGGTCACCAATCACAGGAACTCTGCAATTAGTTGGGTGTATAGACTTATGATTAGCGATAACCATAGAGATTGCTACCAAATCTGTGCCAATATTATGAACATGGACACCAGATGGTATAACATTCATTCCTACGGTAACAGCCTTAGTTTCTGGCTGGCCCGGTAGTCCTTCTACCATGTGTTTGCACATTACACAGTAAGGTCCGATGCGTATCGCACTACCGATAACAGTATCAGCATTGTTGCGCACCAACATTACTGGTGGATGTACAAAAGGTGGATTTGCAGGATTTACGGATTCAAACGTCGGTTTAGCAGCATCTTGCTTGGCAGGCTGTTTCACAGCCTGCTGTTTGGCATATCTCTTCCACCGACAATTTTCTTCTATGTGTCCTGCCCTCTTGCAGTAGGTGCAAATGCGTGCAGATTTCATTTTGGACTCCGCAACGCGCTTTGTGCAAACCCAATGAGGACAGTTGTTCATAGAGTGTCCATGTTCTTTACACAATGGACAAACTACCGTCTGTTTCTTCTGCTTACCAGCCTTCGGTTTAGGTGAAGATGTTTGCGTGCATTGATCGACACGTTCTATCTTCAAACATTCCGACGGCGAGTGCATGCCAACGTCCGGTTCAAATGGAAGTATCTGCGTGCATTGATCAGCACGTTGTACCTTCGGACCTTCCGGTGGCGTATGGATGGCAACAGAATCAGCCAACGCTTCAGGACGCCCACTACTCTCAACACGATGCACAAACGTGCGATCCGGGGAGTGTGAGCGCTTAGCTATCCTTTCAGCTAAAAGGCGGTCGACTTCTTCTGGAGTCAATGTGATGGTTACGCGGCGAGGATCTATCTCGTCTTCTCCACCAAATTGCTCATCATCATAAAGGGGCTCAGGGCACGGCTCGTCATTAGTATTTTGACAGCCAGAGTTATGGTAATCACCATTTCTCCCACGAATTCGATGCCTCTTATTGTCGCCCCTTGCTTCATACATGTACTGACCCAACAAACGATCCGTTACATGGGTTTCAACTTCTGTTGCAACCTCATATGGGCGAACAACCTGTTTTTCCTTAGGATCAACAGGAGTAACAACCTCACCAGAATCGCTGCGTATAACACGCAAAAGATCTTGCTCAGCACGCGTCAATTGATCCACGTCGAATCCAGCATTCGCCAACAAGCGAGCCGGAAGTGCCATTGGTTGGCAAGGTTTGGTCGCGTTTCCTCCACTTTCATAGCGGACATAACGCGCGCCCAACACACGACGGATCTTGGCGCCAAAATGTATGAACGACTGATAAGCCATGAACAAAATAGCAACGCAAACTATGTCGATAGGGACGCAGAACGTTAGAGTAAATATAATGGTGCTCTCAACCCAGACATGAAGCCTGGTGTAGCATTGCGCTTTATAATACTTCAAAAGATCTAGCGTGTCATTCAAACGTACTTTGCGTTCGTGATACTCCTTCGCTTCTTTTCCTCCTGTCGCAACAGCTGCAGGGTCGCATGCTTCAAGTTGTTTTCGTAACAGTTCAGACACCTTGGTAAATTTAACGCAACCAGCGTTAAACCCAGGCAAAAGACTTACTATGTAGATAACACGCATATAAGCAAGCGTCAGCAAAAAGACCTTCACACCAACAAAATTATACAAAACGCCACACGTCCAAATGGTTACACGCAGTGCTACATCAAACGCAGACTGGAAACTCGACTCTTCATAGAAAGAATCTATAAATCGTCGAAGTATCTGTCCAGCAGCGCTGGTAATCGCACCTAACGTACCACTGGCAACACTCACAATTGTAGAGTCGTATGACATCTTTTGTCGGTTATAAAATAGCTATTCATAAT